TGATGGTCCCATCCACGTTGAACTGGGTCGGCGTGTAGCCATCGGGAATGAGCACCTTGATGCCCAACATGTCGTAGGCGCGCGTCGGGATACCCGCGAACTGGTCCGCGCTCAGCTCGATACCAGCCAACGCGGACATCGGATAGCTATACTGGTTGGACGATACCACCGCCATCGAGTCCACGTACATGTCGTTCTGCGTTTGGGCGGACAAAACGTTCTGACTGACGCGGCGCACGCGCACCTTCCACTCGTAGTAGTCGCTCGGCGGCGTAGACTTGGGCAGCGTGTAGAGCTTGCTGTTGAGGTAAGGCGTGACACACTTGGGCGACGGCGCGATGTCGCTCAGGTTATGGGTGCCAACGTTGACCCAGTCTCCGTTGTTGAACGAGATGTCTACCGCCCAAGTGATATCGAACCCGTTGGTGTTTCCGTTGGTCTGATCGACAGTGTATACCGCCGGGAAACGGATGGTCACCTTGACGCTTTCGGCGTCCGGGTACATGGTCGTGTTGAAGGAGGTGACGACTGATTTGGGGTAGCCCGCATTGGTGTTCGGGAACGCGGCGTTCAGCGGCGGGTTGGTGACGCGCGTGTTGTAGGGCAGCGGGATGAGCGCCTCGACCTTCTCAAAGCCGGGCATGGGGGACTGACCAGACACACCGCTGACGAAGGCGAGGTTGAAACCTTGACCGGAGATGTTGTAGTTGGGTGACCCGTCGCCGTTGATTAGCGGCACCCCATCGAAGTAGATGGAGCACATCGGGTTGGACCCTGAGATACCCGACACCGGCGCGAGCATGCCCGCGGGTCCTTCCGTGAGGAAGTCCACGATCTTGATGCGCGTGTTCGACTGAAGGGTATTCGGTGCTTCAACGGGGCCAGCCATGGTGAGTTACTCCTGTCCGTCTGTTAGAATCGGGTTGTACTGAGTACCACCGCCGGGAAGGGGCGTGGCGGTTACACCACCCGTAGTGCCCGCAGCGGTACTGCTCACATCATTGTTTGAAGTCGTGATGGCGATGGGGATAGGAGCCACCAGCGCGCGACCGTAGACGACCGGGAGTGTGCCGCCTTGGGTCACGACCGCTGCGGTGCCGGGGAAAGTGGTAGATGCGTTTTGATCGGGCGACGCGTTGGGGCCTTGGGGTCGAGGTGTCAGTATCTGACTGATGCCACCTAGCAGCAGAGAGATACCAAACCCCATCAACACGGTGCCCGCTAACGTTGCAGAGCCACCAGCGATAGCGCCAAACGCTCCTGCGCCGACAAAGTTGCCAGCGGCCGCTCCTAGAAAGCCAGCCGCTGCTCCATAAGTCAAGGCGATCAGAGCAATACCCGCCAACACCTTACCCAATCCGCTGTTTCGTCCTCTGATGGTCGGCATGATGTAAATGGTTGAGCGACCAGAACGGTTCGTGGCTTCCTTCGGGTCAATCACATTGTCTCGCTTCTGAAGGGCGATGCGATATAGGCGCGCTTTCGCCGGGCCGGCGAGATAAGTCTCCAGCGCGCCACGGGTGTTGATGTTGATGGCGCGAATGGCCTCCGACACTGACTTGACATCGAGGTGCCACTCTTCTCGTTCCACTCCCGGTGCGCGCCCAAGGGACCCAACCAACACTACGCGTGTCAGTTCAGCATTCATGTTGCGGCCTTTCCCGTGTAGCGCAACACGCCCACGATGCGGCGCAGCCACGCACCGTCCAAAGACTCGATGCGCGAGAGCTGGTTGAGCGGGTGATGTAGCATCTGGTTGGGACCAACCATGACCCCCATGTGCTGAGCTGCGTTGGACCCGCGGGTGCGGAACAGCAATACGTCGTCCACGAGGATAGGTGCGCTCTTGTCCACGTAGCTGAATCCTTCGTCCGCCACATGGCGCGCGATGATGTCGCCCGCGGTCTCGGCGAAGGTCTCGTCGCGGTCATAGTCGGTGATGTAGATGCCCCTCTTCTGGCGGTAGCGCAGCGCGATAGTAGACAGGCAATCAGCCTCGCCCCACGCCCACATGCGGCCTTCCTCGGGTAGCTGGTAGGTCTCGGGGATGTAGGTGGCCCACTTGCCAGAAGCCGCGCACAGGTGTAGCGGCAAGCACATCTCGCGCGCCATGGCTAGGTCCTCCTCGCTGAAGGCGTCGTTGGAATGCGTCGCGCCTCCGTGGTAGATGCCACAGATGCGCCCCAACCCTTGCACGGTGAGGTAGTCCTCCGAAGCGATCTCGAAGGTCTCGCGCTTGTCTTCGGCCGACACGTTCGCGCACGGATAGGCGCGCACCATGGTGTCGTCTTGGTAGATGAAGCCACAGACCTCCTCGTGCGGGATAGCCGCGGCGTGATCGAGAATCGCGCGTTTGACGTGGGTGTTCATTACTGGTAGCTAGCACGACTGACACCCGGCATGCCACCCATCGGCAGCGGTCCACTGGAGAAGTGAGCCAGACACCCCAACAGGTTGTGAGGACAAGCATCGGCGATCCAGTTGTTCTGGTTGAACTGAGGGTTGTTAAAGGACCCAGTGGTGTTAGCCACGCTGCATACGTACACCTGTATGTCACCGAAGGTGTAGTCGCCTTGGGAGATGATGGTCACGTAGTCGCCGATCTGGTAATTGACCGCCGCGCTCCAGATGCCTTTGTCCGATAGCGTGTAGCCATAGCCACCGGGCGCGGCCGCGGTGAAGAGCTTGCCGAACCGGTCGGACACCGGCACGCCCTTGTAACCGCAGGTCTCGCCATCTCGGTAGACGAACGGACAACCGTTAGCCAGCAGCGGGCGGCGCGGCAGCTGGACGTTGTCGATCTCGAAAGGAGAGGTGGTCTCCAGCTGCACCACGTCAGGGTTCTCGGTCACCTTGCGCGAGACGAAGAAGATCTCGTCGTCATAGGCCGCGGTCGGATCGGGTGTACCGAAAGGGTTGACACCGTTGGCAAAGTTGACCCCGTCTATGAAGCGCGCGAACACGCGGCGGCGGGTGAAGCGCGCGCCCACGAGGTCTCCCATCTGGAGAAGCATCGCACTCATGAAGCCGTTGATGTTAGAGGCAGTGAGCTTGGGTCTTACGGGTTGACCCTTCCCATCTATCCCTACCTCGGTTACCTCGATGGGGAAGGGGGTATAGGTCAATCCGTTGAACACGAGAGGTTGATAAAGACCGTTTACGCCTGCATGGAAGCGGAGGAGCTGGCCTGCCGCTGAGACATATCGAGAATCGAGTTCGTAGAGCGCCAAGAGTGCACTTGGGTTGAAGATGTCCGCTTGAGCGTTCACAACGGCACTAGGCATGTTTTATCCACTCCTTTCGCAGTCGCTCTTTAGCTTGTTCAATATAAATAGGATCGGTTTCGTATTCCCACCTATAGCCGTGAGCGCGTTTTCTTTTACCAGCACAACATTTTCCAATATCCCCACTTGTCACTCCTAGTGCTTGAGCTGCCAACCGTGCATTGTCCCACATTTTAACCAAAGTTCCATCCGAGTTGATCTGACGCACTGGACGAATCCTTTCGATCCATCCATGACCCCTTTGCTTCAAAGATAACGGCTTAAACGTTAAGGGGTTGTAAGTGTCTTTGTGCGCCCAATAAAAACCTACGGCAACGGATTTGTATCTATTGCATACCAGCGAGATACACGATGGATCGATATTGTATGCGGCAGAGGCTTCTTTCAGGGAAGCCCATTCTTTGAGAGGTTTGAGAGTTTGTTTGTCAATCTGAATCACTGGCCTAGACATTCTCAAACTGGTTTTAGGTCCACATAGAAGCTGCGCAGCTCTCATTTTGGCTATGGCTGTGGGGGTATGTTTGCAGCCCAACCAGCTTCCAGCAATGCGATGTTCGTTATACCCTTGTTTACCAAAGGGTTGAAGTTTATCCATCCAATACTGTTCTCTTCGAACACATTGTGTTGGATGGTCAAGGTATTCAAGAACAGAAAACTCGAACGAATCCAGTCCGTGTTTGTCCATTGCACGGATAATGGATCTAGGCTCTTTACGTTGTAGTTCCGCTTTGTAACCTCGAAAACGCACGTAAAAATCCTTCGCGCTACCTACGTAAATCTTCCCATTCACGCGACACGTGATGAGGTAGACGACAGGGATGCGATGCTCTTTGGAGTTGGGGACCATGACCTTTAACCTTTTCTAAACCTTAGACCTTGACAGACGGTATACACCCGGCGCGACTAGCCTATGTCGAAGACCTGAGTAACACTAACCGAGGTCTGGTTTAACCCGTAGCTCG